CAACCAGCTTGCCTAGATAGAGGCAGGTATTCTGGAATACATACTCATCAGCCTCAGGGATATCTGCAGACTCATTAGAGTTCTTGCCTGCATAGACTACCAGATCAGGGTATAGACTATGATGCAGAGTCCGGAAGTCCAGATGAATCAGGCCATAGTCATCATGGATATCAATCCGCAGTGCCTCAGTTGGAGAGACCATGTTAGCAGTCTCGTCCAAGAAGAGTGTGGTCTCAGAGTAGAAGAAGCCAATCATCAGTGGCCAGGCCAGGGAGTTACCAACAGGGAACTCTACCTTAATGCCACCGTCCATACCAGTGCCATAAGCAAAGCCATCAGGCAGAGTGTTCTTAATCTCTCTCGGGAATATCTCCGCCCGGTCAGCAACCCAGTCCCAGTTATATGTGGAGTCAACAAGAGAGAAGACTTCCTGGAACTCACCGAGGGAGCAAGTACCCTCAGCCTCAGCAAGTTCCGCACCCTTGAGAGCCAGGAGTTCCTGGGCTGCCCTAGTTGCGTCATCCTGGGAGATTGTGGAGTTAACAAATCCAGCAGGGAAGGAAAGGTAAAGCTGGTTACTTGAGAACCCAGTTGGGCAGATCTTATAGAAGTAACCCTCGACGAAAAGTGAGGAGTAAACATTCGCACAACTGGATGGAATTGGGTGGGAACCTGGGGACCAGATAGTTGTGTTCTTATCCTCAGGCCCAAAGGGCAAGACTTCGCTTGGCATGATGGTATCCTCAGGGAGTGGCAAGAGTTATATCTGTGATGGTAAGAGTCTGCCCAGCCACTAGGGTTATAATGGGATCAAAGAAGGTGAATCCACTTGGCCTGGTAGTCAGAACTATCCGGTAGAATCCCCGAGAAACAAAGCTGGGCTGCTCCATACTGAATGCGTGTTGCGGATCACCAGAGTCAAATAGCAGCCCATTAAGTACCATGGACCTAATCTGGCGAGTATACCAGAAGGTACCATTCCGATAGAAGGGGAAGAAGTCCTCCCCAGATAGAAGAGTTCCATAAGCTGAGCTTAGAGGCTTAGGACTCCAGACTTGGCCAGAGGTAGAGTAACCCTCACCGCCACCGCTGGGATCGTTAGCAAGAAGCATCTCCTGTGCAGTCGTGATCAGTGGAGGGACCCCTACTGGAAGTAAGGTGAACTCCCCCTCCACTGGCTCGTGAGCATCCCAGATATCACTCTGAGAGTTAAAGAGTTTCTGAGATGTGCGATGCATTTTAGTTATCCTCTCTCACTATCTTCAACACGTCTGCTAAGATCCATTAACTGATCTGTCAATCGATCACAGCGCTCTTTGTAGTCCTTAAGCTCTGAATCTAATCGCCTCATCCTCCAGATAAGAAATGCGATTAAGCAGAATGGAGCCAGCTGGGTTAGGGTATCACCCCAGGCTAAGGCATCACCTGGGCTTAATGCTACTGTAAGCCAGCCCAGTGCTATAGTTACAACTCCTGTTGCTTGGTCAAGTTTCTCGTTCATTTCTAAATCTCCTTATATCAAGTAGTAACTACAGGCCAGAAAGATCCCCAAGCCGCATTTGTGTGAGTGGTGGCAGGGGCAGGATCAGGAGGAGCGCCAGCGGCGGCAAAAAACACAACAGGTGTAGTATTACTTACAGAGGCAAACATAGCAGTAGCAACATGGGTAATAAGACCAATCCACAACAAAGTACCTGCAGTCACAACAAGTCCTGAGGTTAGAGGGATAAGATTAACCCCTGCTGTTAAACCAGTAACTAAAGAACCAGTTGCCAACAAAGCCCCCAAAGAGTTAGTACTAGCATGCTTAGCATAAACAGCTGGATATACAGTCGTAGAGGCAAAGGCACCAGAAGCTATTATTCCTATATCAGTAATTGTACAATCTTCTGTAACAAGAAAAGATATACCCCCAAAGAAATCTGCGGCAAAGTTTGTGCCATTAACAGGATCTACTGGAAGTCTTAATAAGTGCTTAGTAGCACCCCCACCACCCCCAGGAATGGTAACTGTAGCTACCCCTGCAACATCAGTGACTGTGACCCCAGCTCCGACGAAGTTAATCTCATCCGTTGTTACAATTGGAGTCCCTTCATCATTTACTATGAGGTCGGTGGTATTGGTATCTGCATCAGTCACCGTAACAGTTGCAACCCCGCCCACATCAGTCACAGTTACAGAAGCACCTACGAAGTTAAGAGTATCTCCAATTACAACCGTAACTCCCTCCTCCTGCACTACCAAATCCGTGGTATTGGTGTCAGTGCCTGGGATATTTACCTCCACCTCACCAGCAACAGTCTGAGTTACTGTCACGCCAGCGCCGACAAAGTCCATGACTACAACTGCAGCATCTATGGAAATTCCCTCATCCTCTACATCCAGAGATCCACCTCCACCCCCACCTGGGATAGTTACAGTGGCTACACCAGCTACATCTGTAACGGTAACGCCAGCACCTACAAAGTTAATTGCATCAGCGGCGGTAAGGATCGGGGTACCTTCATCCTGTACTTCGGTCTCAATACCAGTGGCAATCAATTCCACTACCGAGAACACCATGTCCTCAAAGGTTACGTTGGTACCAGTGTCAGCAGCACCCCAGAGAGTAATGATATCCCCAGCAGCGAAGTTATGGATACCATGGGCCACAATCTGGCGCCGATCGTTAGCTGTACTAACCCTGTTCCGGGGGGTCCGAGCCAAGCCAACCACACCATTCAGTGCAAACCTCAGGCCCACACTGGTAGCGTTAGTGGAGGTAGTAAAGGTACACCAGACTGCAATCCTGTAAGTACCAGACCGTGCAATGGTAAGCTGGTTGGACTGCTGAGTCACCCCATTATTTACGCCATGAGGCACAGCATCGAAGATACCAGTTAGCTGGATGTAATCCGCTGGGTTATGCAGAGTTGGATCAGCAGCGGCAGGGATTGCAATTGTGGTTGTATTATTAGTGACGTTCTGCTGGCCACAGTGAAGATCAAGAATAGGTTGGTCAGCACCATCAGCACCATCAGCACCTGCTGGGCCAACATCCCCAGTATCCCCCTTAAGAAGTAAGTCAGTGCCAACCCAGAAGGTGGCTACATCCTTAGGGCCCCAGAGAGTTGAGGTGGTAGTATTAAGCCAGTAGTCCCCAGGATCTCCGTCCACGTTAACTGGATCCACAACATCCGAGAAAATCTGACTGCCAGCAGGGCCAGCTACGCCAGTAGGGCCAGTGATATCAAGAAGGAAATCTGCCTCAGTACCGACATTGCCCTCAGCCAGCCAGACATCATAGGCAGAGAGACCTTCAGTACCTGGGTCACCCTTGACTCCTTTAGGACCCTGGATACCTTGTTGACCGGCAGGACCAGCCGGGCCCATGGCACCTACGCCATCCGGGCCAACTATGGAGACCGGAGGCTCTGGCCACAACCCAGCAGTCTTAGGTCCGTATAAGTTATAAAGGGTGAAGTCAAGATAGAAATCACCGTTCTCTCCCTGCGCGGCGATAGGTGGGACAGTGCCAGATAGGAAGGCACCACCACAATCACAGCCAGGATTATAAATTGCAGTCTCGCCCATGGTGCCTCCTTATTGCTTAATTAATGCGATTATAGGTATAAGTGAAACAGCCGAGATGTCTGTATTGATAAAATTACTGCCAGTCCAGTCAGACCCAGGAGTGAACACCTCGCTTGGAAGAGCTGTATGTACAAGAGTACAAGCTGGGAGCTCTGTGGTACTCGCTAAAAAAGTCCAATAATTCGAAATATACAGAGCTGAATGTTGGGTATTAACAGTAGCAGAGTTAATGGAGAGCCCATCGTATCTGATAGTTCCTGCGCCAGCATTAACAGTATGCACAGTAAAGAAATAAAAACCGGCTGTAAGAAGCACGGGACTGGGAAAACTAAGCGTCTTTCCAGTAGCTACTGTAGTCGTACCAAGTTGAAGACTTGCAACCAAAGTCCCTGGCAGCCCAGACCCAAGGATTGTGTGAATCTCAAACCATATCTCAGCAGTAGCATCTGCAACTGCCAGAGAGTATTCAACACCTGTAAAAGTAGCATCAGAATCCACAGGCATGATCCACATTTTTGCGCTGCCGGCAGCTGCAACAGTTGAATCTGCTAAGGAAACAAGAGTATCAAGAAAGTATCTAGTACCGCTAGGTAAACTAGCTGCAAAACCCCCGCTTCCTCCGCCTCCCCCAGAAGCTGATACTATTGGGTTAGCTGGGTCAGTTGCGTCTACAGTGACGTTTGTGCCAGCCACAATAGATTGCACAACTCCAGCAGCCCCCGTAGCACCTGTTGCTCCAGTTGCTCCAGTAGCCCCAGCTGGGCCAATCAATGTAGCTAACCACTGAGCCTCACTGCCAAGAAAGCCTTCATCAACTGCGATCTCATAAGCAGACTTACCCGGAAGTCCGTCAACTGTGGGGAACCAAGTGGATGCCGTAGGTAATTCTGCCATGATAGTAACCTCTTAGGTGACCGGAAGGTCATCAATGTAAGACATCTTCAACAGGGAGTATTGCTCACCTACTAGTTGAGTCATCTCATTAGTTTGCTGGTCCATGCCAATGCTCTTAAAGATTACCCGAGCAGCCTCATAGATAATTGCCCAAGGCATCTCAGAAGCAATCCAGGAGCAGAAAGCACCCTCTGGAGTTATGGTCGGGTGGAGGTAGGCACCAAAGAGCAAGTACTGAGATGCAGTAGCAAGCCTCACTTGGAGTAGCTGACCAGCCTGGTAAAAGACATCTGTCTTAATCCCCCGGTATGAATCCAGCGAGTTCTCAATCTGGATAGGCACCAAAAACTTACCAGGGTATCCATTGATTGAGCCATCAGTCTCCCAAATTCGGAGGTACTTAGCCTTCCTGAAAGTGGGGAAGATATCCGTTGGCAGGAAGTTCTGCACGTAGGCAGGGGTCACGAAAGTAATGGACTGCTCGTAAATATCCTTATAATAGAAGTCCGAATGGTGCGCCTTAAGTGTGGCTGCCCTGACTGCGGGTTCTGTGCGGTCTACTAAGTCGGGGCGCCTGGTTAGAAGCATTACTTCTGCTACAAGCTCTTGGAAAGTCATGGGATTCTCCACACAAAATCTGGGCAAATAAAAAGGGGAGCCATCTCTAGCATCCCCTTTTTGTTCTTATGTTACTTCTTACCTTCCTTCATTGCCTCAAGGGCGGCGAGGGCGGGCGACTTTGTCGACGCACTGCTTGCATCCTTTGGGCTAGGATCTGCATCCTCCAGAGCTACCTTCTCAGCAAGCTGGTTACCTTGCAGAACATTCGAGGCAGTGTTCATGGCGCCGATGTCCTGGCCAGTGGGAGCATGGTACTTACCGGCATCGGTAACCTTAGCTTGTTCCTCCAGGAACTCCTTATAAAACTTCTTACGCAGAACTGCCATGGGGGTGGCAGCTTCTGTATCAATGTCTGGCTCCTTAGGGTCGATGTAAACACCCTGTTCACCGTGCTCAGCAAGGAGCTTAAGCAGGTCAATTTCTCGCTGCTTAGTTGTGAAGTACCGACCGGAGTTGAAGTTGAAGCGCATACCCTTACGGATAACTGCGACATTACCTTTACGATTCTTGAAGAGAGGAACAGTAGCCATGGGAGAATATCCTGTACTGGGAGAAAAAGAAGGAGAGGGAAAACCCCCCTCCCTTTCGCGCTAGTTACTTACGCCTCAGCAGCGGCGGCAGTGAAGCCAGTGATAACTGCGTTGGCTGGAGGATTGCGAACTTCCACAGTCATCTCAGTCAACAGCGAGCCACCAACAGCGTCGATGCCGTTATCTACTGCCTGGCCGGTCATGTTGAATTCCTTGTTGGAGGTCTTACGATCTCCCAAGTAGGCCAGGTGGAAGGTGCTGAGATCCACTGCAACTGCCATGGATGCCCAGTCAGGGTTGGTATTAAAGAGCGGATGCTCGATCATACGGAAGGTGCCACGGCTGATCTTGAAGGTGGAGAATTGCAAGCCAAAGGAAGTCTGGCCATCCACAATCTGATACTCGCCGGTAAGACGCCCGATGTGGTTGATTACCTTGCGGGTAGTACCACCAACGAACAGAACACGCTCGTTCGCAATCTTCGGATCAGTTGCCTGGTTGAAGACTGGATCCAGCATATCTTCCAGTTCCGAGTAGGTAGTGGTGCTACCAGCAGGGAACACGTTCGGTACGCTGAAGCTCGGCGGGTAGTACGCGAGGTTACTCACGATGTTGATCAAGCCATCCATGGTACGGAAAGGCTGGCCATTACGGAAGCCTTGCGACTTCTGGCCGAAGAACAGTGCCTTCTCGATATCAGCAGCGTGGAAAGCAGCGCAGTCCTGGCGGTTCTCAGCTACGTTGGTATCACCAACGATAACTTGTGTGGCTTGTGCCGAACCCGAAATCGCCCAGGTATTCCGGAAGATCTGAGTAAGGTTGGTCACGCGAACCGGGTTGATGCTGAGAGCCTGAGGACGAAGAGAACTTTCCTCGTAGGCGTTACCTACCTGATAAGCCTCAACGTTATCCGAAGCAATCAGGATGGCAGCCGCAGCTACCGAACCGATCGAACGAGTAACGGTGATCTGGGTAGCAGAGTCAACCGAGTTGATGATGACGTTCTCGCCACTATCTTCCAGGCGGTGAATCTGGCCCGGCAGAAGGTTGGCAGTACTGGCTACCGTAATCACGGTGTCAGTGTCAGCCACGTTGGCAGTGATGGTGAACGCTGGGAACACCATGGTCTTGGTGAAGAAGCCGTGCTCAACTTGCAGAGCAGTGGCAGACGCCAGCATCGAGGTCAGTACGAAGAGCGGGGCAGTACCATTCGGCATCAGCCGAGTAAGCATGCCTGCGTAACTTTTCTTCGCCTGGTCGGTGATGAAGTCATTGGTGGTAAAGATACCAGTAGTCATAATTGCGATCTCCTAAGATGAGGAAAGTATTAGCTAGCAGCCATAAGGCCAGCAGTAATGAGGGAGTCCCGAAGTGCGTCGATAGCAGCAGCCAGGGTTGCGAGGCTAGTTGGGTCAGCGTTAGCAACGAAAGCAGCCTGAGTAAAGCCAGTCTCAGCAGCAGCCGCAGTTGCAAAGTCGACCATAACAGGAAGGCCTTTACCTTCGCCATCTGCGTCAACCGGGGTAACTTCTACTAAATAAGCCATGATGCATTACCTCATATCATTCCAAAAAGTTACTAAAGTCAAACTCTTTCGAGCCGCCTTTAGGAGTTGGTTCTTCTTTCCTGCCTGCAGCCACATTGGCGAAAGTGGCAAGATACTCTTGAGCCATTTTGGTGAGTTCCGAAGAGCTAGCATTAGGATGCTTCTGTGCAAACTGAGCTTCCATTGCCTTAACTAGTGGCTCTGCGGCAGGGTGAGATAACGCGGGATTAGTCTCTCTGAGAGAGCTGGATACATTAAGTTTCTTCGCTTCCTGTGCGATACGAGCGTCCAGTGTATTGTTTGCCTGAGTCATAGCTCCCTCTACCAACTTGGCAGAAGCGAGCATAGACTGAGCAAAGGTTTGCTGTGCAACACTGTTCATGGCAGCAGCGAATGCGGCAGTAGCATCATCCCCGCCAGCCTGGATTGCAGCAAGTTGCTCCTTGGTAACTGATCCAGCGAAGTTAATCTTGGAGACTTCTTCCTGGATCTTTGCAGGGTCAATCTGGAACATCTTACTGGGATCAAATGAAGGAGCAACTGGGTCCCCTTCCTTAGGTGCAGCCCACAACTCATTGAACTTGTCCAGCGGATTCACGTCTGGCTTTGCAGCCTCAGCTAGCTTGGTGTCCAAGTTCTCTTTGTTAGTGTTCTCAGCTACTTGCAGTGGCTGGGTTGGCTTAGCGCTGCGAAACATATCCATAATGCTCATTGGTTATTACCTTCTTGAGATTCCAGGGAAGAAGCCCTAACAGCATCATGCAGAGAAAGGAGGTACTTGCAGATACTGATCTGGCCTTGTAAGTAAGACCTTCTTTTGATTGACTTGATATCCGTATCATCCTCATCTAGCGGCAAGTTAAGGAACTCCTCAGCAGCCGCCGCTAGTTGGTTTTGAATCCCTGCAATCTGGGCCTCGTTGTAAGTATAAGCTGCCCGATACTCAACCTCAGTCAGATCATACGCGATGAAGCTGGAAAATTTAGCGAGTTCCACTTGGAGCTCCTTGCTGGCTTTGAGCCGGCGCTGGGTTCTGAATTGCTGCTACCTTCTCACCAATGCTAGCCAAAATCGACTTATCTTCCAGCATTGGATTACCTGGAGAGGAGAGAGGCTTCTGTGGGTTGTAACCAAACTGCTCAGGAGTTGGCATTGGGTTAGTCTCTACCAACTTCTGCAGATCCTCAGGAGTCATTGGTGGCTCAGCTTCTTTGGCTGCCTCAGCAATCTGCATAGCTGCTTGTTGCCAAGTACCCAGAGCTTGCTCATAAGCCAGTTGCTCAGGAGACTTCTCAAAGGGTTGCAGCTTAGCGCCACGAGCCTTCATGAGGTAACTGAACATTGGAGCTAGGTTATATGCCTGAGCTAGTTGCGGTACCGCTGCGATAGTCTGCATTGCCATGGCAAGTGACTCACCATCAATCAGCTTCTCAGATGGCATGAGACCATCACTTACCTTAAATACTAAATTCGCTTTCCGTAGCGAGACTGGATCAACTGTGACTGACTCCTGAATCTCCCGGTTAAAGAGACTGACACCGCCCTGATACTGGAGGATGTTAATCTTTACAATCTCTTTAAGTGGGGTCCAGAAGGTACCTTCCGTGGAAAGCGCTACTGCCTGATCCCTGCCATTAGCATTCCCCATGATCTCCTGGAACTCTGTCCTTGTCTTGTTCCCTTTGACAAACTGCCCTTGCCTGGCTGGGTTAAGCCCAGAGATCTGGTTAGCAAGGCTCCCGTAGAACTGAATCTCCTGGGAGTTTATCTGGAACTGATCATCCCTGAATGGAAATGGGTAAACTGCCTTAGACAAGTCATCCTGGTAAGCAGAAGGCCTTACTGGGATCTTGGCAGAAGGGTTATCATTGTTTAGGGCACCAGCGCTAACACGACTTGGATCGAATAACATTCGGTCAGATATAGCACGCCGCCGGCTAGCAATAGATGAGTTAGCAAGAGCCGTGGTAATGTCCTGTATGGGGACAATGTTCTGAGCAAACGACTTAGTCTGGTATCCAAGGCCGTCATCCAATGGTTGGTAGAAGAGCACCGGAAGCAGGTCATGAGCATTGGTCATCTGCTCTGCGTAGATTACAACCTGCTCGTTAACAATGATGAACTTCCAAACTTGTGGAGTGTTCTGACCAGGAATGCCGGACATGCCGAAGTCACTGGGGAGAATTCTACCATAGAGTGTGGTTACTTGGTACATGTCCTTGTAACGAATGTTGCTGTTCTCCCCAGCCAAGCCAGCCCATGCTAGCCAGTTCGTTGTAGCTTGGGTAGTCAGGTCAAGCAAGGCTTCCGGATTAAGGAAGGGCAGATAGTAACCTGGGGTGCCATCGCTGCCATAAGCAACCGGAGAGACTGAACCAGCCTCATATGCCTTAGTGACGTTGATCTTAACTGGCAGAGAGGCAATAAACTTCTTCAGTCGGATGCGACTCATGAGGTCGATGTAACCAGCGAACTCACCAAACTCAGCCACCATGCCTGCGGGGACTCGAGTATCCCAGAAAGTATTGTACATATCCAGGTGCTTGAGCTTGTTCCCTTCCCAGATTACCTGGTTCTGAGTACCTTCTTTCCCTCGGGTTACGTCAGTACCCAGAGCATAACTTACTTCCCGGGTCCAATCTACCTCTACAGCACCCAAGTTATACTTGAATCCGTCCCGCATAGTCTTCATAAGTTCCGAGACCCAACGGCCACGAACCTGCTGCTCACCAATAATGGTGTCCATCATTAGAGCTTCATCCATATACTCTGGCAGAGATACTGCACCAAAGATAGGGTAGCCAGTGAGGAAGACAGATTGCTGGTAAGTCACTGCTGACTCAACTTGTGGCATAACTATTGGGACTGTGATGTTCTGGAACTTGGAAGAGTCTCCTCGGCGATTAGCAAGTTTCGCTTTCGCTTGTTCCTCTGTGCAGTCTTGCTCCCGCATGTACGCCAAATCAATCTGCTTGAGTTGTGCGCGTATGTTCCACTGTTGATTCAGCAGGGAGTAAGCTTGTTTCGAGAACTGGAGAATAGCTTCCTGAGTATTTTCAGAAGGCTTATATGCTGGGAGAGCTGCCATCAGGGATTACCTCTATCAGAATGGGGAGTTATCTTGGTCAGTGTAGCTTTCTCTGGACATGGCCTCAAACTCTTGCCTGCCCTCGATGGTATTAATTGCTATGAGATCAGCGAACTCCTCAAGTACCCTAGGGGCATAAGTAAAGAGGTCGAGGATACCATCCACGTTGCTTGTCTTCAGCGGGTTAAATCCTTGTATCTGTGAGTGGAACTGAGACTTGCAAGTTGGGTGGCACCGAATCTCACCAGCAGTGTAGCCCTTAAACATGGTAAGGATCCTGCTATTCTTGGATAGCTTACCAGAGTAAATATCAATAAAGGTGATACCAATAATCCCCATCTGCCTGCATATCTCCTCAGACCAGAACTTAAGGGTGTATTGATATGAGTTAGCTTCAATTACCACAAGGGCGCAGTTCCACTTAGAGCAGAGCTTAATCGCTTCCTTGATAGTGTCAGCAGGAGAGAACCTACCCTCTACTAACTCACGAGCGCAGGGCTCACCTTCATGGATCTCAAAGTACCCAAGCGAGACAGCATCCGCATTCGCCTTATCTGTGGCAGGGTCGATGATTATATAATTCCCTGCATGAACATCATCGTCTTGGTAAGGATACTCAGGCACCCTAGAAATATCAACCAAGTTATTCAGTGAGGCGTTCTCATCATTAAGTACCTCAGCGTGGAAGATTTCAGGATGCCCTGACTCTAAGTCCCGCCGATACTCAATCATAAGCTGTGCAATTGGCTGAAGCTGCTCCCACAAGGAAGTGCCATCTGCCAAGATACCACCAGCAATGAACTTAGTCCAGTATTTATTCCCCTTGAGCTTCTTAAGGATGGAATGGGGTGTAGGATACATGTTAGCAATAAAGAGGTTCATACAACCTTTGGGAGACTTGGCTTTAAGTGCAGTACCAAGTAGCCACTTATAGAGCTTCTCAGAAACCTCAAGAGAGTCTGCATCTTCCCTACTTTGCACATCGTCAAATATCATTACATCTGGGCGCTGGTTCTTAAGGTTAAGTCCACGAACCGAGCCACCTGCACCAAGTGCTGCAACTATGATGTTCCTGCCACGAAAGCCAAACTTCTTAGTTGAGTTTGTGTCCTTCTCTACCCCGAGTCGCCAATCTCCGAAGACTGTCTTGATATTAAGCTCATCCAGCATATCAAAGACGTCTGAGATTATGTTCTCTGCCTTGGTTGCAGTCTCAGCCATGACCAGAATGAACTGGCGATTTGTGAAGAGGATGCAATAAAGGATAAAGAGTTTAATTACTGTGGACTTGCCAAAACCTCTGGGAAGACCTAGAGCTAAATTGGAGAAATCCCGCTCCTTTCCCACTGTCTCAAGTAGCCAAGCCCACACAGCCTTAAACACTGGGGGCCAGGCATACTCAAATACCTCTGGCATAGCTAAGGCAGCCATGAAATCTGGGTCAACCTTAGCAAGACTGGCAACTTCCTCTAAGTCAAAGCTGGCATCGAAGAGTTCAGTCATGGGATTTAACCTCTTTGACTACTTCTCTTGTGACAGTAAGACTAAAGAAAGTCTTTGAGTTCAATTGGTTCAGAAGTTGCTCTTTCAACGAGTTTGCTCGCTGCAAGTCTTGCTGATAAAGCTTCTGAGTCACTTCCGAGCTGGAGTCTTTTGGATGGGTCATCTTCTTTATTCCCGAGTACTTCGCTTGAGAGACGATCGAGACTTGAGGATGAGGCTGTGACGAGGGAACTTGCGTTTCCTGACTCATCATGTACCTCCACAACTTGATTATTTACGTTTGAGATGAACTTGTGAGCAATGCTAATTGGGATAGTGAGGTTAACAATGCGAGTTTGTTGGGATGCAGGGTCCATGATTTGAGCACCACGGCGCTTAGTCCCGTTAATTATGTTAAGAGCGGCTGCAATCTCTCTAGGGTTAGTCATAAGTGGCATGGCTTTCCGAAACTTAGTGAGAAGCTCACTCTCTAAATCAGTATATTGGTCATCCAAGTCAGTTTGTTTGGTGAGATTCTTGAACTTAAGCTCAGCTACTGCCTTAGCAAACTCTTCTACTGCGAGCATCTGGGAGATTCTAGACTCTGTAACTCCCAAGGCTGAGGCAACCACATTAACTGGGGTACCAGAACCTAGCATAACTAAGGCTTTGTCCTCAATTGTAGATGTCTGGCTCATGGGGCCACCTTTATATAGAGGGAGAGTGAGGCAAAAGGGAAAAATGGGGGCAGGAAACTGGCCTCGCGCGCGTATTATAGCGCCCTTTGCAGGTCTGTGGGGATGGAAAGATTATGAAAGATAGTTAAATCACACTAATAAGGTGGGTAATGCTGAAAAAATTTAGGAAAATCTGTGAGGTTCTCTAGGAGATAACCAGGTCGAGAGAACTAAAAAGGGTCTACCCCCCGGCCTTCTGTTTTCTGCTAGTGCCTTGCCCAGTTGCTTGGTCTGGCTTGGGTAGTTACCGCTTGTCGGCTAGTCATTTATTTTCTCCTATTACTTGCATTGTGTGCTATATTTAGGTTAGTTCCACCGTTTCATTCAACCAAGCCACTGAGGATAGCAGCAATGAAGACTCTTTTTGTTCTTTGCCACTTTAGCACCCTTGGCGCATTGCGCTGGGTTGAGATAGGTAGCGACTTCAACAACTTGCAGCTTGCTATCCAATACTCTGTGGATGAGGCTGCGCCCTATTGCTTACTTGCTTATGGTTCTTTGGACTGAAACTCACTTGAATGGGGGGAGTTAGGTCTTTTCCCCCTTTTCAGGTTCTCTTGTCTAGGATGTTTGGAGGTTACCATGATTGCTTTCTATGTTGTCGTTGTAGTGTTTACCGTCTACCTTTCCCAGTGTGAGGAATGCTGATATGGCCAGTCCAGTTGATGTTATGCTCTTGTCCACTGTGATAGTTGGTCTGACTGTTGCTGTTATCGCTTACTTTGCTTGGGAGCTTTGACTATGAGCGCTCGCTATCGTATTACCTTACGCGCAAGGCTTGGCTTGGCAGCTTGCCATGCTATCACCTATCCATATGGGATTGAGGCATTCCAGTCTCTCAAGCCTCTTACCCCAGCACAGCGCAAGGATCTAATGCTTTGGAAGTTAGATGCGGCCATTGCAGCCAGTGAGGCTAGGCAAGCAAGAGTTGATAAGTTGATATGCTGGCTCTTTGGCGCTGCCTTAGTCTGCCTTTACTCCGCACTCGACTATGGATTGTCTAGTTGGTTACTGGGATTCTAGGCTTTTGAGACTGGCAGGTATTACTAGTTTGAGGTTGAGCTAGTAATGCCGGGCAATCTCGCCCAATTGCACTTAGGTGCATAACTTGAATGGATGGTGATGTGATGAAAACTATTGAATGTGGTTCGTTCTTCAAGAAAGTTTCGGCTAAGCAAGCTGAACTCAATCCTGCAATGGGCCAGCATGTAGGTCAGAAGCGTCTAGACGTTAAGTGGAACTTTGAAGGCTTCGCCTCATCTGCTGACTTAGAGTCTGCAAGCCATGAGCATGTGATGTTCTTTCTTAATGCTGCCTTAGAGGCATACGGGAGAGAGTTGATAGCAGCGCCCGAGAACGCAAGCAACTGGGAGTTTGTGCCTTCTTTGGAGTCTCTTACTCTGGCGGAAGCATATAAGGCTGCAACTACTAAAGCAGAGCGCAGCCGTACTCTGACTAAGGTGACTGCTGCTGCCTTCGCCACTTTCTATGCTGCTCACGCATCGGAGTTGCTGGGCATTCCAGTTGCTAGCGCCAAAGCTGCACAAGCAGTCCTAGTTGATTGGATCACCTATGCTCGCAAAGAGACTTTCCGGGCTGCAATGTTTGCACGGCTCAATCAGTTTGCTACTGCAATCTGTGAACTGGCTGAAGACTCCCCAGTGTTTGAGGAATTCACCGCCTCGGAGGTTGACTTGTCGGGCGTACTGGCTGCACTTATCAAGGCATTCGATGATAAGGTAGTTGAGGATGCAATTAGCGCTGATGCACTGTAAGTCTCAATCAATTGGAGTCACTACCATGCGTAATCAATATGACGAAGAAATAAACGCTTATATGATCCAATGGAATGAGCGAGGGGAAACTCACTGTTCGATCATATTTGCGGGAAGTCGGAAAGACGCTATTAGCTTGTATGAATACCGCTTTCCAAATCACGTTATACTAGGTTCGACTACGCTTGATCCCTCTGAGGTAATTCAATTGAGGTAAGACCGGCACAACTAGCTAGACCTATGCCCACTGCGCTACTAGCAAGGTGGGCTTTTTTATGCCCCCTGTTTTATCCTGAATGATTCTTATTTAGATTCTCACTCTTATTAGCATTCGCTTGAATCATTAGGCTGCCTATCCCGATGCACCTAGCGCACCCATCCCACCTAACCTAAACCGAATCCGACCCCCATGCCTCACCCCTTCGATCGACCCATGCCTACTAACTTACACACACTCTCACTACTCTCTACACTCCCCCTAGTTATATTGATTTATTTCTTTTCTATCTTTTTAAAGGGGTACAGAATATACGGTAAGAGTAGAAGGGAGGTAAGGTAGTTACAGGGGGCTGCAAGTTACAGGGAGGGCTTATTAGAGGCACAGGCACGCATGCGCATGGGGGCTTGACGGGAGGGGGTGCCGCATGAGATCATGGGTGGGCTGGGGGCTATGGGTGAACGCGCCCAACGATCCCGCCACCTCATAACTCAACACAAAAGGAAGTAACTTATGAACCACTCAAGTTGTATATATCGCAAAAGACTCATGAAACACTTACTCAAAGAGTGCGGTCCAATGACTACACTTAAGTTATGGCAGAAAGTCTCACCGCTTTTTGATACAATAGATGAGTTTGTTGTAAGTCTCTCAGCAATGAGTCATAAGGGAGATATTACAACAGAGGGTGATTTAGTCTTTGTAACTCCAAAGGAGTAAAATCATGGCACTTCCAAAGTATCGCCCATATCTTACACTTCCACAAATTGACGCAATAGTGTCAAGTCTTGGGGAGTATGTACCTCAACCGCACTCGCAAGAGATAAAGGAGGCAATTACAGCATTACGTTTGCTTCAAATTAAAGCAGAAACTGGCGTAGTTGGCTCAGCTTATGTAAGTACCGGGAATAAGCCAGGAAAAGTTAGCGCAGTTGACTTGGTTAAAGAAACTACTAGTTTTATGGGGGATTTACCAGTACCAACTATGACTTATGAAGAGGCCGTATATCAAAACAGTATCTGGCCACATTCATTGCAACCATTGCCAGCTAACATACAAGCAATCTTAGATAAAGGTGAAGAGTAATGAAAACTATCAAGAAGCAACTCACAGCATTCTACAAGAAGCAAGGTAAGAGGGGATACCATCTTGGTCGAGCTGTAAAAGCTGACATGGAGAGAGTTGCAAAGAATAGAGACTTTGTAATCAAAGATGAACACTATTTAGATGAAGTCTTTGCCTGGGTTTTTAGCCCAGAAGGGTATGATTACTGGTATGAGAGAAACTTTACTAAATATAGCGGAGAAATGAAATGATCACAGTTAAATATCCTAATGATGTACCATGGCTTCCAGGTTATGCAGTCTTAGGAAGTACCGAAGCCATTCTAATCAATCCGGCTAACATGAAACTCAATGCAACTGACTCAGACCAGAGAATCTATGCAAATAGGCTAGACTCTGCGGTGAATGTGGCTTGTGATGCAATTGATAAGATGCTTAGGAGTGGCCAAGATGAATGATCTATTTACCTCAGCTAAACCTAGAATCATAGCAATGGTAGGGAATGATAAGCAATACTTCTACCTTACATTCAGGCAAGATGTACCGTATAACTGGAATATCTGCAAGGATCTCAGAATGGCAATGGTAGTTCTTTTTAGTAAGACCAAGCATAAGGGATACTTACCAGCTCAACCACTTCCGTATGTTGTCTCTCAAAGACTGAGCAAGCGCACCAGCTAGAAAACCTTTATGTCTTGAATGGAGTTACAAACATGAAAGTAACTTGCCCCATATCTCGAATCTCATACATGGTAGCATTTAATCCTGGGCGAGTTTCGAGCCAAGCCATACCCTCACACGCTAAGTCTGGCTTAGGTCTTGATAACTCACCAATATTTCATCCGCATCCTCTTCTCTCTCCTTCTATCTCAGCATCTCAACTTGCTAAGACTTACTTGGAAGCTTGGGGCGCAGGACTTCTAAGCACTGAGGAAATTCACCTGCTTGGAGTTGCATTCCTTCTGAAACTTCCAATGGAAGGAACTCCTGACTTCCCGCCAGCTCCAGCCACCTCCTATCTTCCTTTCTGGTCTAAGTATCTTGATCGCCTGGCTAAGCTTGCAGTCAAACTAGAAGGGAAGGAGCATCTTGGTCTCCCTAAGGTGCGGATAACTCCTGACTCTCTCCCTCACTTACCTCACTGGATTGATTTACTCTACACTGAGGTATCCATCTTATTCTCTCCTATCTCTGAGGAAGCAAAGAAAAGAAACAGGGATAGTTACAGAAGCTTCCTACTTGAATCCGAGGCAGGCAGCCCAACTGGAACTTACTCACCTGCTGATATAGATTCCATCATAACTCGTGGCCTCAAAGGATCTCTCCTTAAGGGGAAAGAATCTAAAGACTTCCCAAATCTTATGGCAGTCTGGGCATCTAATGTAGGTGAGTTTCCCACTGCCTATGTAACTCTGGAGGATGGAAGGAAACTCACAATAGATAAACACTGGCGAGATATCATCACTAAAGCATTCATGAAAGATGGTATATATGAGGTGCTTGGTGGTGATGTGACTTTGGCTGATGTGGATGAGTTACTGGAGTATTGCTACACTGAGATTCCTGCTGGTTCCCTCCATGCATCTTGCCTCTTTAAGAAGCTGGAAGAAGTACGGGAAGTTCTGGAAGAGTTCCGAGGTGGCCCACGCCCAGCTAAGATAGAGAAGTTCAAGGGTAGTGATACTGACTTACTTCTCCTTCTCCAAGATGGAGGAGAGCTAGGTTCAGGGAGTGGCGAAGCCCGACCGATTCAGCAGTCTGGTTCACTCTCTGATTCTTATAAGCCTATGACAATTGCGCAGAAACTTGCAGCTAAGCTAGCCAACTCTCGGAAGGTACTCTAGTCATGAATCCTATCCTCCAAGAAACTAGATATAATAAGAGAGCTGGAAAAGAAACTCCAGTGATCCGAGTCTACACAACTAAAGCAGGCTATCCGATGTTCTTTAAGGTAATGGACGGGAATCTTAGATACCTATATAATCCTTACCTCTTCTGGGCATTTGCTGGGCTTGTTAAGTGGAAAGAACTCAAAGCTTTCTATCTCCGTATCACTGGAAGGAATGAATAAAATGGTCACTATCTCAAACTCCAATCTCCCAGGTTATGACTCTTTCACCTTTGGGGAGTTTGTAAGAATCCTCACTAAAGAGTTTAATCTACCTAAAGAGTACAGTGATGCAGCAGAGATATATCTTTGCAGGCGCTGGACTGCTGAGGAAATTGCTGATAAACTCACTTGTGATGGAATAGAAATAGGGAAGGTTAATTTCCTCCCATTGTTCTCAGGGAAGGCTACAAAACTCTACAATGAGGAACTTAATAAGAGTGGTGAGATTGAGCCTAAGTATTTCTGGCTATCTTTCCGCGCAGTTCGTTACCCTCTTGGAACTACAATGAAACACTCAAAAGAAGGTGCGCCAGACTCTCTTAAGGCGTATGTCTTAATCCAACCGGACTTAAAGTCTCTGGAGAACTAAAATGGCTAAGCAAAAAGTATGGTACAAGCACCTTAAAGCAGGTGATAAGATCGTGGTCAAGCTTCTTCCTGGCCATCTTTGGTATAATCGCCACATAGATAAAGAACTCACAGCAACTATCAATAGTGTCTACTGGGATGGCTGCATTGGTTGCTACACTGATGAAAGTCTCTCGCCGTGTTTAGACTTTCATACCCTGAATATTGGCTTCGATGGAACTGACTGGGAGCGTAGCTACCCTGCAAACATCCTAAGGAAAGCATCCCTCCTTCGCACGGTAAAATAGAGGAACTAATGAATGGCTAACTCAGCGCTTGAGAAACTTCGGGCGCTGGTAGCTAAGAAAACCCTAGAAGGCAGGATGGCTACAGATACTAAAGCCCTCAACATCCCGCCTGAAGGAACTTCGCTACCAGCACCCTTTCAACAAACCAACATCAAGCAAGCAATAGATAAGATTGTATATAATCTAGAGCAAGCTTACTTCATAAATAGAGTCCTCGCAGGTAAGTCTGTTGCCCTCATAGGTCCGGCTGGTTGTGGTAAGACTACAGTTACCAGAGGTGCAATCCTTTCCCTCATCCAAAGCGATAAGATTCCAAAGCTGCAAATCCTGGAGCATAAGCACCTTAAGTCAGGAGTCCCAGGAATCGTTTGCGTGAGCTTCACAAACAAGGCAGTACAAAATATCAAGAAAGTTCTGCCTAATGATCTGCGCCAGAATTGCCTAACTATCCACAAGCTCCTAGAGTTCCAGCCAGAGTATTATGATTTCTATGATGAGAAGACTGGCACCTATAAGAAAACTATGAGGTTCGTACCTAATAGGAATCGCTCCAATCCACTTCCTGCAACTATGCAAGTTCTAATCATAGATGAAGCACCGATGGTAGGAACTGACTTATGGAACCAATTAGTGGATGCAATCCCATACAATCCAAAGTTTCAAGTCATCTTGATTGGAGATATACAGCAACTCCCACCGGTATTTGGGCGCTCAATTTTTATACATGCCTTGGAAGCTGGTATTACGCGCGTAGAACTTACGGAAGTTTACAGACAAGCCTTAGAATCTCCTATAATTTCATTAGCGCATCATATCCTAAGAGGTGAGGTAATTCCAGCACCGAAACTTACTGACTGGAACATAGATAAGATGGCAGAAGGTAATGGGAAGGTAACTATTCGCCCATGGAAGAAACCTCTAGGTATTGAAGCCAGTCTTGTTGCCATGTCTAAGTTCCTGCCTGACATGATTAATGAAGGCTCCTATGATCCTACAACGGATGTGATTCTCTCTCCTTATAACAAAGCAGGAACCTTTGGTTGTACTGAGCTGAATAAGATTGTAGCAACTCACATGGCTCATAACTTCAATCCAGAGAAGGAACCTGTGCATGAAATCATTGCCGGCCTCAACAAGAAATACTTCCGTGTTGGAGATAAGGTTCTCTGGAACAAGACGGAACATTTCATTACAAAGATTGAAAGGAATCCGGGTTACTTTGGTAAACCTTTTAAGAAAGCGACCATCACTCTGGACTATGATGGAGTTGAGCACGACAAGGCTGCTATGTCTGCACTGGCTAGCTTACTCACAGAAACTGGTGAGGAAGCAATGGACATGCACTCCAGAGAAATTGACGCTATTCTTAACTCTCTCGCCTCCGTTGGTGAAGATAGGGAAGAAATACTACGTCAAGCAAGCCACAAGATCACAGTTTATTCCGAGGAGTTTGACTCGTATGAAGTCCTAGATACTGCTGGCCCAATTGGTCAACTTGAGCTAGGTTACGCACTTACAGTTCACAAGTCACAAGGCAGTGAGTATCGCAGGGTACTCTTTATAACTCATGCTTCCCAATCTAATATGTTCTTTCGGGAACTAATTTATACAGGAGTCACACGAGCAAGAGAGGAACTATACATAGTCTGCCCACCTAACTTCTTTGTTGCTGGAGTAACTAGCCAACGACTTCCAGGTAAGACACTGGATGAGAAGATAGCGGCATTTGAAAGATACATCAAGATCAACAAGGTAGGCGCTGACGAGTTACCTCAGGGCTTACATTACTTCAAGAATGAGGACTAAGTCATGTTCCCACCAGAGCCTCCAAAGGTAGTACCACTGAAAGATCAACTTGCCGTGCTAGTAGAGAGGGCAAAGAATAAGCCGGCTGAGCGAGCTTATGAGAAGGCAGAGAAATACATCCTGTGGCAAGCAACAAAGGGATTCTCATCTTGCACCCTTCCACCAATCAATGAGCACAGTGTTGCTCATTATGTAGTTAGCAAGTTTCAAGAGGCTGGGCTGAAAGCAGCAGCTTCACACTCCTCAGAATCTAACCAGTGGCTAGTTAAAGTGATTTGGTAAGATTCATCCAGCCCCTGCCCCCACCCATGCCCCCAAAAACGCTATAATGGCCACCGCCAAGCGATAAACCAATCGCCGGCTTGCAAGCTGCAAGTTACTTCCCCCAATAGATAGAAGGAAACAAAACCATGTCCACTATTTCCCGCGTAGCAACTGACTTCAACTTCCGCACCAAGAATGGCTTGAAGCGTCCTACTGTCACTGTCGAGTATGATGCTCCGAGTGCAGAAGGTGTGATGGAACTTCTGGGTTCGGATGATCCGAAAGTTGTGAGTCTCGTAACTGAGACTATCCAGGGTCTTCTGACTGGCTACGTTCGTGGCTTTGTAGATAATGATCTGGACTTCGACCAGGCTAAGTTGGATGCGCTGGTTGCAGAAGGCAAGATCAGCATCGAAGCTATCGCGAACCTGCCGAAGTCTGAGCGCAGCATGCTTACCAAGGAAGACTTGGAAGCCTTCGCAACTGACTACATGGCAATCATGCCGGAAGCTACTGGCAAGTCTCCTGAGCGAGTTGCTGCTGCTGCTGGTCTCTTCATCGAGCGCTTCAAGCGTTGCGCTGGTGACAACGACGTGCTCACTGTCCTGCAGGATCAACTGGCAGTGTTCGTGGAAGCTGCTCCGGCTGAAACTTGCGAGAAGCATGATCGGGCGATCAACTTCTTGGCTACCAAGGTAGCTGAGTTGCTCTCCGTCAAGGTTACTGCTGACGCGCTGTAAGTCTGGCACTGGTTGTAGGTAATCCAATTAGTTAGCTTGCTCTTTCGGTGGCCTGAGTTAGCCGGCAAGACTAATGAAAACCTTCACTAATTCCCCACCGCTCAAATACAATAGGAGACCTCCTTGGGTAAACCACTGGAGGTTTTTCTACGTCTGGAGTTTCTGTTCATGAAAGCTTCCGAGGTAATTGCTAGGTTACAAGAGTTAATAAAAGTAAGCGGAGACCGAGAAGTTAGATTTCCAGATAATGATTTCGTTGTTTCCGTAGTGGTAGGTTCTATTAATTTAGTTCCAGTAGATGATATGGCTTGTGACGAATCTTGGAATGATCGTGCAATAGTTCCTGAGGTTCCTTACTATATGGTTAATACAGAGGATTACAAATAATGAAAGCAATCAAATATCTCCAACCTTCCCAGCTTGAAGAACTTGCTAAGATGCAAGATACCCTCAATAGCATGACTTGCATGGGTAACTTCGGTCACGCTGACTGGAAGAAAGAAGGCTGGGACTGGGGGCTTGCAGTAATTGATGAAGTCCTGGAGATTCATGGTCATCTAGGTTGGAAGTGGTGGAAAGGATCAGATCATTATAAGCAAGGAATCAACATAGATAACAAGAAGCAGATCCAACTTGAGGTGATAGATATTCTTCACTTCGGACTTTCTAAGTCTATGCAGGCAGGTCAGAAGTTTGAGCCAACTTCACAACTCCCACCAGTTTGGGACTTAGATGATGCCTTGTCTGAGCTGCTTGTTAACTCTGAGCAAACTTCCTTTTCTTGGTATGCCTTCGATGCTCTTTGTAAGGCACTTGACTTAACTGCCTCTGAGATCATTGATATCTACACTGGCAAGTACGCACTGAATATCTTTCGCCAAGACTGTGGTTACGGTGAAGGAACTTACCAGAAGCAGTGGCTCATCCCTGAGATAAGTATCAAGTATCAGGAAGATAACTGGTATCTGGAAAAGATCCTTGGAGATATCAAGCGACTTGGTGACAAGGTCACTGTATCCAAGGTGACTTGTGAATTGGCAAAGCACTACAAGCTGGCAACTGGAGGAGGTAGCAAGTAATGACTCCCTTAGAGAAACTTAAGGCGCTGACAGCAGCTAAGAAAGCAATGGCTGCACTAGCCAAACCAGAAGAGGTAAAGAAAGATGAGACAGCAACCGTGGAGTCCGTGGTACATACAGCCACTGAGGAACCAGATAGTACTGGAGACTCAGAGGAACCACAAGTTGCAAGTAGTGAAGCAGAATTGCCTGACTCGGAGGTATCGGAGGGAGCTAATAGCTCTGATGACGCAAGTGGAAAGCCTGACCATCCACTAGTCATGCAACTGGCTGAGCTGGAAGCAGCACTGACTCAGAACCTTCCTGAGTTCCGTACCATCCTGCGAGATATCCATTCAAAACTCCGGACTGATCCAGATTGTGTGACTGCTCTTAGTGAGGATGAGATAGGTGCCATTGTTCATGGTCTTATCCGCCATGCAGAGATAGAGATAGTTGCACCTCGGGCAGTAAAGGGAGCTAAGAAGGCAGCGAAAGTTCCTATCTCAGCAGGAGATCTCTAGTCATGATTGGTGTATATGATCTGTGGGCAATTGTCTTTGTATGTGTGACTGTCATGGTGTGGGTACTTGCGAGGAACTAATATGGGCAGCGTAGCAGAGTTTGAGCTAGGTGCTTTCATCTTCTTAGTTACTTACCTAGCCCTGGCATTCGGGATTCTAGTCTGGAAGGAGAAGAAGGATGGAACTCACAGACCTGAATGACTATCCATTAACAGGCCAGCAACGTCCGTTCTCTTGGCATATGGAAGAGCCACCAACTGGCCAGTCTCCAAGGTTCACACTTACTAGCGCCAAGCAAGATGAAGCTTTCGCTGACCTTAAACTGTGTATGTATCTCTACATGATGCACCGGCGGAAAATGTATGTAAATTACATGGCCGGCGGTAAGAATCTTTTCTCAGTATTCTTTCTGCCTAATCACCCACTGAGGGAACAGTGCCCATTCTGGTCTGAGCATCATACGGACTGGCTAACTATGCGGCATGACTGGGGTAGCACGGACTGGACACCTCACTATGAGATACAAAGACTGTGGATTGCAACTAAGATTCACTGGTCTTGGCTAGAGTTGGCTTGGTATGAATGCGAAGCTAAGCTGTGGGAGTCTGGGCAAGGGTGGATGATTAAGCAACTGGAGAGAGTTAGTCCTACTTGGGAGTTAAAGTCATGATCACCACAATCAGCAGGTTTGCACCGCCGGAACCTACTCGCCCATATGAGCCAGACAAGGTATCTCTGGGAACTAAGCTGACAAGGCACTTGCGCCGCAAAGGTTGGAAGCTCAAAGAGTGCATCAAGCAGGGGGGAGTTAAGCTCTGGCAAGATAGCAAGGATCAGAGTTTCCATACCCTTGCAGCAGCAGTAAGAATCCAACTTCATAGGGAAGGGTATTGTGATGACAGCGTGGAACAAGAAGAAACCCCTGAGTAAGAAGCAGAAAGCAAACCTCCTTACTGGTCAGCTTCTCTTCAAATGTGAGTGTACACAAGAGCTGATTAAGTTCCTTGAGGAAAACGGCTTCCGTCATGAAGCTCTGACTGTTGAAGGCGCTCATATCGTAGCTAGAACTTTGGCACACAGACTTGGCAAGGAAGCAATAGCGGAGGCAAATAAAGATGTTTGAGTTCCTAGACTGTCCACTGGAGGAGGATCATAACTCTATTCCAGTAGTCCAGTTGGAGGATGGGCAAGTTGATCCGAGGTATCTCAGGCTCTCATACTCTGGTAGCCTTGAGTTCCATGCTTGCCCTCGTTCCTTCCAACTCCAGAAGCTTGAAGCCCCAAGAGTTACAGACTACTCTGAGAATGTAACCTTTGCTTATGGTCATGCAGTAGGTGAAGGGATTCAGCAGTATCTAATTACAAGGGATATTACCAAAGCAATCTGGGCTGCCTTTCTCTTCTGGGATACAGACTATGCAGATGTAAATGAGAAGCAGAAGAAGTCTTTTCCTGAGGCTGTGGCTGCTTTGTTAATGCTCCATGAGTTGTGTCAGGGAGGGTTGCTTGATGATTATGAAGTGGTCGAGTTTGCAGGTAAACCGGCGGCGGAACTTTCCTTCAGGATCAAGTTTCTCCATACCACATATCGAGGCTTCATT